AGACCACGGGCGCGCTTGAAGCGTATGTGCGAAAGTTTCTCCCGCTGTCGGAAGAGTTGCTAAAGGCATGCGGTGCCGCCAAGCGAATGCTGAGCACTGTACCTGTCCGTGCCGGGGCTCTTGTCGCCATGGCCGGGGGTGATCGGGCCTACGTATTGGCGCAGTACCGTGCCTTCGTGTTGAGCGACTACGACAACATGGCACCAGCGACGAAGGTGCTCTATCGGCAGATCATCGAGGGCAACATTCAAACAGGCGGCAGCCAGCAGAGAATTACGTTCCTGAAGGCACACTTTGTGTTCTCCTCACAGAATAAGAACGCACAGCGCGTCAACTTTAAAAATCAGGATGCAAGGGTTGCGCTCGTTCGAGACATCATCACCGACTGGATGACGACTAAATGACCAGCGAGACTGACGTCCAGAACGCCATCCGCATCCGAGCCTCGCAGCTGGGCTGGCGCCTGTTCCGCAACAACGTCGGCGTTCTGCCTGACCGCAATGGGCGCCCGGTGCGCTTTGGGTTGGCCAACGACAGCAAGGCTCAGCACGAGCAGTTTGCCAGTGCCGATCTCATTGGCATCGCCCCTGTGCTGATCGGCCCGGAGCATGTGGGCCGGGTGCTAGGCCTGTTCGTCTCAGTCGAGGCGAAGGCTGGCGCCGCCGAGGTGAGGCGCGCACCAGCTGCGCAGGGGCGGTGGCGCGATCTGGTGGCCTCGATGGGCGGCAAGGCGCTACTGACGTGTGACCCGGAGGACGTGAGATGAACCATATCGTGGCGCAAAGCGTCCCGACTCCAGAGATGCCAAACTTGGGTGAGCACCCGGGTCATATATTACTCATGATAACAACAGCAGACGATGTGGATGAGGCTGTCGATATCTGCTGGAACTGGGCTGCTGGCAGGCGTGCTGACTGGACGATACTGATGCCCGGCAAACTGCCGGACGACCCGCTCCAGCAGCGGGGTTACGTCGCATGCAGATTGAATACGAAGGGACTTGCGTTTCCCTCTGGGAAGTGCTTGACGCAATGGTTTGGCGCACGGGGACTGCTATGACTCGCAACGATGCGATGGACACCATAGAAGAAGCCATGGTGGATGGTTACTGTGTGCTGATCACGCCGGACGGACACCTGATGGTCGGCAGCCTGCCGGAACTTATTAACCAAGCCAGACAGCTGCTGATGCTGATCACGGCACCAACTGAAGGAGTGACGAAGCAATGAACCGAGCAGACATACTTGACGCAGTGAAGCGCACCATCTGCAACGACAGGCAAGACGTGCATGGCAACCCGGAGGACACGCACGAGGTGATCGCAAAGATGTGGAGCGCCTATCTACACGTGCGGGCTGTCGAGCCGACTCCGCAAGACGTCGCCGTGATGATGTGCCTCTTTAAGATCGCACGCCATGCCATGAATCCGAAGCACGCCGACAACCTGCATGACCTGATCGGGTATGCCGCCATTGCTGCCGAGCTCGGTGACGCCTCGTGACCCGCACCCGCATGAGTCGCCGAGCGCGACATGACGAGATACTGGCGGCGGCGGTGCGTCTGTCGGTGACTACGGGCTACACGCGCGTCACGCGTGATGCCATTGCACTGGCGGCCGGATGCAGCCCGGCGCTGGTATCGGAAATGTTCGGAACGGTCGTATGCCTGAGGCGCGATATTATGCGCGCAGCTGTCGCCAACCACGTGTTGCCTGTCATCGCGCAGGGTCTGGCGCTGCGGGATCCACACGCGCTACGGGCACCGGCGGAACTGCGGGCGCTGGCGGCTGAGAGTCTGGCTGGGACGTGATATATTACTGGCGTCGGTCGGGGGAGCCCGCGCAAGGGCATCGCCGTTCCAGCGTTTGCCGCCGACATTTACTCACTCAACTCTAGGAACCGGATCATGACTACCACACCTGCCGCCACGGGCGGACTCACCCCTATTGAAACGGAATACTCCGGCTATAAGTTCCGCAGCCGGTTAGAAGCGCGCTGGGCGCTGTACTTCGACCTGTGCAAAATACCTTGGCAATACGAGGTTGAGGGCTATACGTTATCGGACGGGCAGCGCTACCTGCCAGACTTCTGGCTGCCGGACTACAACCAGTTCGTTGAGGTTAAACCAAACACCGACGTGCAAACCAGTGATAGAGATTGTGTCATAGACAAATATGATCACATAATATATGACTACGGTGACACACACGATATTGACGTCATGCTTCGCACGCTTGTGGTAACCATAGGTGATCGGCTTGAAGCGTCTGCTGCTGTGATTTCTGATTTGACATATCTCGAGGACTGGGCGGATCAGGTCATCGTTGTGGTTAAGAAAGGTCACACGTTCCCTGACATTCCAAAACTCAAGACAATTCGCGACGCTACGTTTGCAGACGCAATGCTGTTATTCAGAAAACCAAAGAAATGTTTTTTAGCGTTACGCGAAGCATCTGGTCATGGCATTGGCTTTCGTATTGTGTTCGGAGATCCACGGGAGAAACTGCAGGTGTCCAATCGACAAACACGCGAGTTGCCATTTAACGAGGTTGCCGCCACGGCTGCGCGCCAACACCGCTTCGAGGGGGCGCGCAAATGACCACCGATACCATCACGTTCGTCGAAGGCATCCCCGGATCACGGGCCACAAAAATGTGGATGGCCGACGGTGATACGGCAAACTATGATGCTGGGTGGAAATTTAAACATCATACTGTAGCTATCGCTGATCTTGCCGCACTGGCGGCGCTGCTCGAGCAGGCGCAACCGCATCCCCACATCCACGCAATCCGCGGCACGTTCAAAGGTGACGCACACGCCCAGACAATATCGCGCCCGGACGAGAAGGACGGGCGCATGATGCCAGCCGTCGTGGGTGGTGGCTGGTACCGAAAGTGGAAAGAACTGTTCGACGACATGCCGCACCACTGGATGTGCATCGACATTGACAACTATACCCCGCCGTTGGGGATAGACCCGGTGCTGGATCCAACCCGGGCCATCTCCGCGTTCATCGGCCAGCACCTGCCGGCGGCCTTCTACGGTGCGGGGTACCACTGGCAGCTCTCCTCCTCAGCAGGGCACCCAACCAAGAAGGGCCTGCTCAAGGCTCACGTCTGGTTCTGGCTGGAGACACCACACACCGGGGCTGAGCTGGAGGCATGGGCACCCGAGGCAATCGACCGCACTCTCTATCGCGTCATACAGGCGCACTACACGGCGTTGCCAGTGTTCGCGCCCGGTGTTGTGGATCCAGTGCCGCAGAGACACGGCAATGTGCCCGGTGGGCTGGTTCCGCTGGTACTGACGCCGGCCGAGCGCAGCGCTGCAGCCGCGCCGCGGGCAGGACGTGACATGATTGATCCTCGCACCAAGACAGGCATCGTCGGTGCCTTCTGTCGGACCTACAGCGTCGAGTCGCTGCTCGAGCCGGGTTCCACCTTGGCCGATCAGTTTGAATATGTCCGAGGAAGCGACCGCCGGCTCAACTGGGTGGGCGGCTCCTCCGCCAACGCGCAGGGCGCCTACCTGTCGGACGACCGGCTGCACCTGTGTAACGAGCACGCCCACAGTCCTGTCGGAAACACCCCGCTCAATGCGTTCGACGCAGTACGGGTCTATTGCTTCGGCCATCACGACCGGGAGCCGGGGGTGCATCCGATGGTGCTGAACGAGATGCGGACCACACCCAGCTACAAGAAAATGTGTGACTGGGCGATGGGACTGGCTCCGGTGGTTGATGCAATGCGAGCTGAGAACGAAGCGCGCATGAGTGTGCCGGCTGGTGTTGTGCCGGGTGTGGTTACGCCCGTCTCCACACCAGAGGCCCGTGCGGTGGCCGGCGAGACGCTACTGTTTCCACCGGCGCAGGTGGCGCACTTTGCAGGATGCGTCTATGTCTCCAGTATCCACAAGATACTGACCCCGGGCGGCAAGCTCTACGACCAGCAGCGGTTCAACGCTGTCTATGGTGGGTTCTCCTTCATCATGGATGGCCAGAACGCCCGGACGGTGCGCAGCGCATGGGAGTGCTTCCTCGAGTCACAGGCGGTGATGTTCCCCAAGGTCGATGGCTGCGCCTTCCGTCCAGAGCTGCCGCCGGGATCCGTGCTGGCGCTTGAGGGCTATACCTATGCCAACATCTACGTGCCGATCGAGACACGGCAGGTCGAGGGTGACATCACGCCGTTCTTGAGGCTGGTCGAGAAGATGCTGCCGAACGAGCGCGACCGCCGGATACTGCTGACCTACATGGCGTCAATGATCCGCAACCCCGGGGTCAAGTTCCAATGGTGGCCGGTCCTGCAGGGTGCCGAGGGCAACGGCAAAACGGCTTTCATCCGGGTGCTGCAGCATTGTGTCGGGCACAGGTACAGTCACCTGCCAAACACCGGGGAGATGGCCAAGAACGGCATCAAATTTACCGCGTGGATTGTCGGCCGGCTGTTCCTCGGCTTCGAAGAGGTCTTTGTGCCCGGGCGCCGGGAGTTCCTCGAGGAGATGAAGCCGATCGTCACCAACGACAGCCTGCAGGTCGAGGCAAAGGGTGTCGACCAGACCATGGAAGACAACCGGGCAAACGGGCTGATGTGCACCAATCATGAGGACGGCGTGCCAGTGAGTGTCGATGGTCGGCGTTACGCTGTCTTCTACACGGCGCAGCAGTCGAAGGCCGACAAGATACGCGACGGGATGTGCGGCGACTACTTCCCAGACCTTTACGACTGGTTCAAGGGGAAGGGCGCCTATGCAGAAGGTGGGCTGTCCTACGGGTATGCGGTGGTCAATTGGTATCTCCAGACGCAATACGTGCTGTCGGCAGAATTTGATCCGGCGGGGGCGTGTCAGGAGGCACCGAGTACCAGCAGCAGCGCGGCGGCCATCAAGGCGAGCATGGGCACGATCGAACAGGAGATACTCGAGGCAATCGAGCAGGACGAGCAAGGGTTCCGCGGCGGGTGGGTGTCATCGGCTGCGCTGACCAAGTTGCTGGCTCGGATCGGCAAGGGCATCCCGATCAACAAGCGCAGATCTGTGATGCAATCGCTCGGCTACGACTGGCATCCGCATCTAAAAGATGGGCGAGCGACCCATCCTACAATTTTAGATGGTCCCGGTAAAATAAGGATATACGCTAAACGAGATGCGCTAATTACACAAATTACAGATCACCGGGAAATTATGGCTAAATATATTAGCGCTCAGCAGTAATTACACAAGTACCAGCCGCCGAGTTAATTAACTGCTCGGCGGCTTTTTAACGCGCTAATTATAGTAATTTGGCCCAGACTATGCCCGGACTGGGCCGGGGTCAAGTCCAGCTTTTTCCCTTTAAAATCAACCAACAGCCCTGAAGACCTGACGGCCCGAACGACGACCCTATACCCCAGTCTTTTCGGTAATTATAGTAATTATGTAATCCCCGTCTTTTCTATAATTACTCTTCTTCTTCTTCTCTTAATATAAAGAAAAGTAAGGGCCTAAGGGCTGTTGATTGATTCTAAAGGGAAAAAGCTGGACTTGATATCGGGCCGCTCAGGTTTGGTTCGGTCCAGACGTAAAAAAGCCCCAACCAGCAGGCGCTGGCCGGGGCTCGGGGCTCGGGGTTGTGGATCAGTCGGAGCAGCCGCAG